TGATGCGCCGCGCCCGCTCGCGACGCGCTCTTCGCCGAAAAAAAAGAGCGCGTCGCGAGCGAGCGCGGCTAATGTTGCGCGCTAAAAGCGCTACGACCCGTCGGCGCGGGTCGGACCCGTCTTCCCGTCCCAGTGCAGCTCGATCTCGCACAGCAACCGCTGGTCGTTCTCGATCGACTGCGGATCGCAGCGGATGAGTGCGCCGGTGCCGGCCTTCGTGGCCCCGTTGGTCTGGCCCGTCTTCGGCGGGTAGGTGAGCGTGATCGTCGACGGCGTGGGGCTGGCCACGGGCACGTCATCGGGGTCGAAGATTGCGACGATCACCTCGGGCCCGTTCATCCGCAGCTTGCCATAGATGAACTCGTGATCGCCCGTGGCGCCGAGGTGATCGTCCTCGATCGGTTCGACCGATTGGCCGCCCTGTTGAATGGAGACGACCGAGCCGATGGTCACGCTGGGCGACGTCAGCGCGATTGTGGTTCCGTTACCGAGTAGCGAAGGCATGCTGTGTTACCTCTGTTGTTTTTCCGGGGCCGCGGACGGCCCGGCTCGCTAACTGCTATGCACGACCGCGCGGTCGTGGTGGACTCTGTAGGTTTTGGTCGACCGGCTCGTCGGCGTGTCGCCGGCGTCACTGAGAAAATCATCTGGGGCGAGCTCGCTCTCGATCGTGACCGCGTGGACGTAGGTCGTGTCCATCAGCCCGCGGTAGCCGGACAGCGGTGCAAGCCGAATCAGCTCACTGATTTCTTGGGCCTCGAGGTCGGTGTCGGCGTAGACGTCGACCTGCACGACTTTGGGCAGGTCGCCGATCTCGCCGGCCAGTTCGTAGTCGGGGCTGCCCGAGATTTCCGTCACGACGACGAACGGCCGCGGGCAGTTTTGCGGCGCGCGGCGTTTGTAAATCTTCACGCCGAAGCTGGGCGACGACAGCCGGTCGACGATCGCTTGCTTCGAGGCCAGGTATTTCAAGAGGAAGTTCATGCCGGCTTGGCCCTCACCGACGCGATGGCGACTTCCAGCTGCGTGCGAAATTCCTGCAGGACCTCGCGCTCGCTGTCATAGAGCGCGGCCCGCATCGGCCGCTGGGCGGGCGTGTCCTTGTCGCCCAGTTCGATAACAGCGGGATAGAAGAAATCAGCCATAGAAGAAATCAGCCTTCGTCTAGTCGGCCCTCACGCCCAGCAGCTTCGCTAAACCAAAGGCTATGCTGCCACGCCGAGCGTCGCCGATGCTAATTACCGTCTGACCAATTGCCGCTCCACGCTTCTTGCGGAGCTTGAACAGCTTGTCGCGGCTGACAAATAGGCCCAGCTTGATTTCACCGCGTTTGGTCCCGCGTGGTTTGCGAACGAATGCCGCGTCGCGCATCGCGCCCGTCTCGAACGGCACCAGAGACTTAAACTTATTGGCGACAAATTTGATCGCATTACGGAGCGCCTTCACCACCACCTTCCGCTGCACCTTCAAATCAAATGCGGCCAGCGCCGCGTCCAACTCGGCAGCTCCGGTGAGCACGAGTGAGGCACCGGAGCCCGCCGGCAGGCCGACAGAAAAACCACGGCCAAAAGTTTGGCCGCTGCGTACACCGCGGGCCCATTGCCCAGGTCTAACTCCAGTTCTTCCGAACACGTCGCTCAAGGTTCATACTCCACGAACACGGGCAACGCCCGGTCGGCCTGCAGCTTGGGCAGCTTGTTCTTATTGAAAATCACGAGGGTCGAGACGCCGTTGCGGCCGATCGCCAGCCGCCAAAAGTCTGCTTCGGGCAGCGACTGCAGCTGGCCGCCCTCGTCGTAATACTTGACCGCGTGCACGAGCATCACGTCCTTCTCGGGGAACATGAAGTTCCAAATCGCCCAGGTCGGGAACTCGATGGTTTTGATCGTTGGTTCGGGCACGCGCTCAGCTCCGCTCGACGCAGGTGATGACGAGCTCTTTGTTTTCCAGGTTGGTGTTCACGACCGAGCGGATGCCCAGCGGCGGGCCGCCCGGCACGCTCACCCGCATCGCGGCGGTCATCGTTCCTAGCGTTGGCGTCCAGTGGGTCGTCAAAACGTAAGTCGTCTCGGCAGCCGGCTGGCCGCTTTCGAGCGTCTCACCGGCGGCCGTGATCAGCACTTCACAGTAAGCCTTCGCAAACTCGCCCCATTGTTCCGGCGTGGCCTCCACGTCGCTCCGCTCGGTCGTCTTCTGCTCGATCGTGACGAGCGTTCTCATGCGACCCGTGTTCATGTCAATCCGCCAGGTGAAACCAAGTCGCGTCGGGCTCCACTTTGTAGCCGGCCAGCAACCACTGAGCGCCCATCGGCACGGGCGCGATGTTCGTGCCCGAGATGTTTGCTTCGCGGTTCTTGAACCAGTCGCCAATCATCAACTTGATCGCCTGCCGCACGCCCTCCGGAATGCTGGCCGGCGTGTCGCCGTAGCCGGCGCAGCGCGTCGTCGGCCAGACCTCGCCATAGGCAGGCGTGATCGTCGCCGGCTCCGCATCGGCCGCCACCAGGTAACCTCCGGCGGCGAGCGTCTGCAGGACGCCGTCCTCGTCGACGTATTGGATACTCGTGATTTGTTGCAGCGGTGGACGCGGCACCACGATCTCGCAGGGAAATCGGTTGAGCGTCAGCCGCCAGGTTTGTGTCAGCAGCGCCCGCCAAGTCGCCTCCTCGAAAATCTCGGTGGCGGTTTTGACGAGGGTCGTTACCTCGCTATCGAGACTTCCGTCCCCCGGTGGCAGCCGCAGGTGTGTCCGCGCCTCCTCCAGACTCACCACTGTCAGCCCCACGTCCGGCGGCACTGTTCGTTTCAGACCCATCGGCACCTACCTTGTCGGCAAATCCGCCGGCCAGGAGCTCGTTGGCCGTCTTGGCGTCGAGCTCGATCACCTCGCCGGCGACCGCATTGATCCGACCGGCCGCGGTCGTCCGCATTTTCACTAGCATGTTTTTGTTCCACGCGGGGCAAGCCCCGCCGTTAAATTGGCCCCCACGAATTCGCCGCGACGGCGCCGACTACGCCGTGCCTTCCGCCGGCGAGACGTGCGACTCGGCGGCCTGGGCGTTGGTCACGTTGTTGTCGATCGGCATGGTCCGCGCGCCCCACTGGATCGCGTAGACGGCGTCGATCGTCGTGGTCGCACCGGCTCGGATCACGGATGCCCGGACGAACCGCTCGCGCGGCTTGATGTTCTCGGTCAACAGCGACGTCCCCGTGCCATTGCAGAGCACCTGCGTGCCCAGCAGGTCGGCCGCACCGGCCATGCCGGTGACCACGTCTTGCTGCATCTTCAGACCGTTGCCGGCGTTGGCCGTGCCGATCGACGCTAAAAAAGCGACGCTCTCGAAGTTGGCCATGTCGACTTCGGTCGTGTTGATCGTCGTCGTGCCGGTGGCCGTGGCGCCGAGCACCTTGGTGATCTTGGCACATTTCAAAAGGGATTTGTCCAACATGATTCGATTCTCGGTGGGTGGTGAATTGTTTGGTGGCGAACGGACTGCTGACGAACCGAGGCGTTTCGGCGGCGGCTATTTAGCTCGTCTTCAACCGCACGAACGCCTCTTCCAAGACCGGCAGGCCGTCGGTCTTGAGCCGATCGAGATAGCCGTTCTCGTTGGTCGCGGCGTAGAGCTCGGTGAGCACCGAGATCTCTGCGTCGAGCGCGTCGGCGATCCGGTAATAGCGCCACTGTGCCAGGATGCCGACGTAGAGGCCGGTCGTGAACGTGTTCGGGCAGAACTCCGATTCGTCGACCGGGTAGCCCAAGAGCTCATCCGGGTCCTCACCCAGCAGGCCACGGCCCGGCCGCAGCATGGGTTGGCCGTTGAGGTCCAACATCTGAGCGACCAGTGAAATGCCGTCGCGGTGGAACATCCAGCGAGCTCCGGAGCGGGAGCCGTTGGAGCGGCGATAGGCGGCCTTGAGCTTGTACTTCGCCGCGACCAGACCGGCGTAGGTGAAGTTGGTCGCCGAGCCGGTCAGCGAATCGCGGGCCGTCGAGATGCCGTCTGTCGAGGCGACGAACACACCGAGCGGCTGCTGGGCGCCGGTGCCGAGCAGGTAGGCCGACTCCATCTTCTCGCCGGCGTCACGGGCGATCTCGGATTTGACTTCGGCCTCGGCCAAGCCGGCCGACCGGCGAATGAGATCCTTGGAGACCCGAGCCGCACCCGTGAGGTAGTGCGGCGTGAGTGCCTTCTTGCCGTACTTCTGCGCCGTGTCGACGGTCGGCTCCACGAGCTCGGGGCCCCATGCGTGCGTGTTCAGCTTCGCGGTCCGCTTTTTGATACCGAGCGAATCGGCTTCTGGGACCGTGATCACGTCGGCGAAGCGGCGGATCCAGACTTCGTCGTCCACCTCCTTGAGAATTTCGCTGGTGAATTGTTCGCTGGCCAGCAAGTAACCGGCGGCGTCGGCCTTGTCCGACTGCAGGGCGGCGAATTGCTGGGCGTTGAAACCGTTGGTGACACGGAGCGCCGAGCGGAAGGCCTTATCGTAGGCCGCCTGGCCGCAGTCGCTGGCCGGGCGTTCGACGTATTGCGGCCGCCCGCGGCCGTCGAAACCCTCGCGGACCATGACTATGCCGTCGCGCGCGCCGCGGCGGCCACGGCGAGCGCCGTCGTCCTGCAGTCCGCCCTGATCGTTGAAGCCCGGCTCGAGCTCCGCACCGACACGGTCGCCGAGGCTCTCGAAGTCGGTCTCGACCCGCTCGATCAGCTTGGCCTGCTGGTTGCGGGCGTCGGCGTCGGCGAGCATCTTCTCGACGATTGCCTGGTCTTCGGCACCGAGCAGGCCTTGATCGTCCTGCTTTTCGGCGACGTGCTGCTGGGCCTTCTGAATGAGATCGGCCCGCTGTTCGCGGAGCTGCTTGGCGGTCGCCTTGGAAACTGGTTTCGTTGCGGGCATGGTTGCCTCCGGGCGTCGCCGGCGGCAGGGCACGAAAAAACGGCAGCGCCTACCGGCAACGAGTGATTTTGGAAACTCGTTGGTGGTAAGCGCTGCCGCGTCTGAGCTTGGCAACCTTGACCCCGCGGCGATCGACGGCCCGCGGCTGAGCTTGGGCCCGACCACACGCGCTGGTGTGATTTGTCAGAATGAATCCTAAGCGGGGCGGCGAGTTATTTCCCGCCCGGCGCCGAAAGAATTTTGGGGCTAGCCGGCTAGTCTTGGGCCCTGGCGATCGCCAGTTGGTTCTTCATGCTTTTTTTGCCGACGTTTTTCAACAGGCCGAGCTCGCGGTCGAGGACCTCGGCCATCGTCATTATGCCATCGGCCAAGCCTACCTTGACGGCCTCGTCCGAGCGAAGCATCCCGCCGCCGCCGAAGTCGCGCTCGACCTTCATCGTCGAGACGCCACGGTTGCGGGCCATCGCGGCCACGAACTTCGCAAACACGACCTGATTGTTGTCGTCCATCACCGCCGCCGCTTCGTCGTCGAGCGGGGTGAGCTCGTTGCCGAGGATCTTCTTCGCGGGGATTGCCCGCAGCGTTGTCTTGACGCCTGAGGCCTCCTGCTGTTTCGACACGTCCTGGTGCATGGAGACAACGCCGATCGACCCCATTTTGCCGCCAGGCGTGATGTAGACCTCCTGCGCGGCAGTACCAATCCAGATGGCACCCGAGGCCATTTGCGAATTGACCACCGAAACGATTCGCGTCCGCCCGGCCTTGCGGATCTCGCGGACTACGTTGGCCGCTTCCTCGGTGCCCATCACCTGGCCGCCTGGCGAATGGGTCTCGATCACCACCGTTTTGATTGAGGCATTGGCGTCGAGCCGCTTGAGATCCCTGGACCAGGCCTCGGTCGACGTGCCGCCGCTGGCGTCCATCGCCATGTCGCCGTGCTGGAAGAGCGTGCCGAACAGCGGCAGCACGGCGACAAAATGCCGTGACGCCGCGACAGTTGCCTGCATCTGGTCGAGCGCGAAATTCTCACCGCTGTCGACGGCGACGCACCGTGCCTCTGGCCAGCGGCGCTCGACATCGTACGTGACGTGTTCCACGCCCCGCGCACGAAGTGACAGAAACGCCTCGATCTCGTGCAGCTTGCCGAGCTCGATCACGTGGGGCGCGTTGTAGAGAGCGGCCAGGATCGCGGGATAGATTTTCATCGGGTTGGCTCCAATTGTTGCACGGCGAAAGCCAGCGTCTCCTGTTGGATCCGCTCGACGTGGGCGGCGACGTTGGTCTTGAGGTCGGCCGCGGCGTGTGGCGGCTTGGTGTATTGATCGAATTCGGTCGAGAGCCGCACGCCGACCGCCTCCAAGAGCGGCCGCAGCGGCGCCGGCTCGTGGCACCATTCGCTGAGCACATCGAGGAAATGGACGAATTCTTGGCCACCCTTGGCTGCCTTGCGTACCGCCTCCTCGCAGGACCTGGTCACCAGTCGGCCGACCTCATGCATGGCCAGCGTGCGGTAGTCGGCGGCCAAGCGGGCGGCTGCTGCATCCTCATCGCCGTTCGAGTCGTCCTCGAGCTCGTCCTCGTCCACCGGGCCGCCGACAGGTACGCCGGCGGTTGTCGCGGCCGTCTGCGTCGCGCCGAGTTGGTCGGCGGGGACGAAGTTCATCGGCACAATGTAGGTATCACCCTGCGGGCCGATTGGATCCTCGCCCTCGGCCATCAGCCAATCGTTCGCGCTCTCGACACCCCATTGCCGCGCGGCGACGTGGTACGCGGTCCGGGCCTGCAGGTTAGTCCGCAGCAGGGCCTTCCGGTTGCACTCGACGTAGTGGCTGCCAGTTTCTTTTTCCTCCTCCGTGAGCGCGACGTCCTCGACCTGCTCCTCGACCCGAGCCAGCCAAGGATCCACGTCGTCGTCGAGAAATTCTTGATTCGATTGCTCGAGCGAGCTGTAGCTGGTCCGCTTGGTGTCGCCGAGCTTGTGGGCCTGGCAGCCGACGATGTTGGAGACCTCGCGGACCGAGAATTCGCGGCCCTCGAGGGCCTGGGCTTTCTGCGGGTCGATTGTCATCGGCTCAAACTTGGCGCCGTCGTCGACCACCAACAGCCGGTGGGCCTTCGACAATCCGGTCGCCTGCTCCTTGATCCGCTTGACGAAGTTGGCCACGGCCTCCTCACGCTTCGGCCCCGCCGGCAGACCAGCGGCAATTCCCGGTGGCATGTAGAGCACGCCCGACGCGAGCAGCCCTTGGCCGTAGAAGAGGGCCGAACAATCGCGCGCGGCAATGCCGAGGCCCAGCGTCTCCTTCAGCAGCTCGATCACGTCGAGGCCCCAGACGCCGTTGCCGGACAGGCCGCGGATGTGAACGATGTTCTCCGGCAAGAGCGGAACGGTCTCGCTGCCGACCATCGTCCAATACAGGATCTTCGAGTTTCGCTCGATCGGCGTGTCCTCGCGGACCTTCTTGTCGAAGACCATCATGCCCGTCCGATTGGGCAGCAGCGGCAGGTACTCGAGGATTCGGCCGCCCCCGTCTCGCACGGTGTAGGCGATCCCGTTGCCGCGCATGATTCCGTTGACGACCAAGAGCTTCCACAGCTCGGGAGCGCTCATCCAGTCATTCGCCTTGCGGACGGTCCGCCGCCAGCTGGGATGTTCGAGCGCTCGCCGTTTGCGGCGGCCTTCTGGATCCGGCTGGCCGTCGGCGTCCAGTCGCTGGTAGATCATGGGCCGGCACTTCGCCACCGCATTGCCGATCAGATTGACCGCCCGAAACACGGGCGAGAACCCCAGCACGCTCCGCGGTGTGACCTCGGCCCCGGAAAGCGCCTTCGGCGCCATGCCCCACAGCCTGGCGAGCTCCGGGTCGCGCATCGAAAAGCCGTCAACAGATTGATAGGCGAACGAATCGGCCAGAAATCCAGAGATCATTTAATACCTGCCTTTGGACTGTCTGCCGCCTTTGCTTTCTCAATGGCCAGGGCTCGGATTCCCAGCACGCCGACGATCACCGCCGCACAACCGACCACGAGCCAGGGCGCAGCAGGGTGGAGGTAGTGGCCGCCATACGCCAGGCAGGCCACGCCCAACACCAACACCAGATCGATCAGGACTTCTTTCATATCGCGTGCACCTCTCCCGTCGCCGGCACAAACTCCTGCTCTTGGAATAAGACCTCTGACAGTCCCAAAATCAGCGCCACGATCGGATCGATCTTTTCTTTCGCCCGCTTCTTGTCGGGAAAGACGTAGCCGCGGCTGTCGGTCTTGAGAACCAAATTGAGAGCGGCCCACGCGAGGAGCGGGTTGCCACCGTGCAGCAGCCGGCCCTCGTGAAGCATGGACAGCAGCTCGCGCGTCGGCTCGTTGAATTTTCCAAATGTTTGCCCCGCCCAGAAGGCAGTAATTCCCAGGTCGGTTTGCACCCGCGAACCAAACTCGCGGGCATTGTTCGGATCGAGCGCCATGGTGACGATGCCGAATTCTTCCTGCCGTCGAGCGATCGTCGCGTACATCGTGTCAACATCGGTGATCTTGCCGTGGGTGGGGATTAGCCAGCCGTCCGCAATCCAGCTCGCCCACGGCTCGTCCGCCAGGTTGCGAATGCCGTCTAACGGGATAAAAGTGTCGACCAACACTGCGATGCGGCGCTTCAGGCTTTCACCGATCTCGATCGGGTCGAGTGGAAACACATAGGCGACGGCCGCCAAATCGTCCTTCCAACCGAGGTCCGTTCCCGCGTGACACTGGCGGCCCGCCAAATCAGGGAGCGGCTTGTCGCCCGTAGCCCACATCTCCGACGTGATGACCTTCACGGCGGAACTCACCTTTCGGTTCATCCGGAACCGGAGCACGTCGTTCTTTTCCCGCGGGTCGACGCGGGCCAGCTTGACCTGGTCGCGGAGCTGCTCGATCTTCACGACGCCGTGTTCGAGCATCGGGTTGGCCTTGGCCCAGCAGCGTTCGTCGAACAGATTGTCGGCATCGTCGATCTCCGCGATGAACACGAACAGATCGTCGGCATCGATCCGGTTGCCACGCTCCACGACCTTGCAGGCCATGTCGTAGTCCTGCTCCCAGATCTCGCTCCGCTCGTCGCCGGCGGTGGTTATAATAATCAGCAAGGGTTGACGTCTTTTCCCCATCTTGCTCTTGATCGTCGAAAGCGCGTCTCGGTGGTGATCGCGGAAGCGATGTTCCTCGTCGACGATGACGAAGTGGGGCACCATGCCGTCGTCGACAGTGCCCTCGGCCCCAAGCATCTCGACCAGGCTGCCGGTCGACGGGATAGAGAGGTTGGTCTTGAGCTCGCGGATCAGCTTGCGGAGGGTCTTGTCCTTGGCCCGGAAATGGCGGAGCTCATTGAAGACCGGTCGACACTGCTTCTGTTTCGTGGAGACGATGTAGCACTCGGCCCGGGCCTCGATCGGCCAGTCGAAGCCGAAGCACAAGAGCAGCAGGTAGGCGGCGAACGGCGACTTGCCGTTGCCGCTGGCCATGGTGATGAAGGCGCGGCGGAAGCGCCGCATGTCGTCGCTCACGCGACGCCAGCCGAACAGGCACCAGACGATGAATTTCTGGAAGGGTTTCAAATTGAAAGGTTGCCCGTCCCACTCGCCCGAGGAGAGCGTCAGCATGGGTGCAAAGTCGATCGCGTAGTTGGCCTTTTCTTCGTCGAAGTAGATCTTCTTTTTCTTGCAGTTCCGCAGGTCGTCGAGGTGCCGTTGGCAGGCGGCCTTGAGTCGCTTGCACGCGGGCGTCTTCCCGCGGAGCACGTCGTCAATGTACTTATGAACGACCTCCCGGTTTGTCTGTGGGCGCCTGGCGGCCGGCGACGAACGCCGCGAACGGGTTGGTTTCTTGGTCGTCGCCATCAATGTCTAGTCCGGCCCGGTCCGCGGGCGTGAGTCCGAAGCGGCTGGCGATCGTGCGGAACTGCTTGTAGGCGGCGGCCATCGCGCACATTCGCTTGTAAGGCTCGAGCTTCTTGTTGTGCTGCAGCATCCGGTATTCCCCCCACCACTCGCACATTGCGAGGAGCTCCGCGGAGTCCAGGGCCGTGGCGATCTTCATCCGGGTGAGCTCGGGGACCACGCGATCCCAGAGCACCAGCGCGGCTCCTGAAAGTTCCGCGATTTTGTACGGTTCGCCGTCGGGCTTCGGCTCGCTTCGGGTGTGTCGGTCGGGGCGGAACGTGCCGGCGAGGCGGAGTTTGGACGTCGGCGTCCGTGGCCTTCCTCGCTTTCCCCCCATCAGCTATCCCCCCTTCGAATTTTGACAAAAAATGTGCATGCTGGGGGCAACGGCAAGACGGCGAGCCGGCGCCAAAAAATCACTCCCCCCCGGGTCTCTCGCGTTGCTCGTTGATCGTTTTTCTGCTGTGGCATGGTTTGCAGAGCGATTGCAGGTTGTTGATTGAAAGTTCCGATTGTCGATGAGTTGCGCGCGGTAGCACGTGATCAACCTCGGTTGCAGCGCTCAGTCGTTCAGCAAATTTGCACTTAACACACAACCATCCATCCAGTCGCAGCCGCGCGAGTCGCAGCGCGCGCCATGCCGCTGAACAATAGAACGGGTCGCCTGATCGGTTCTGACTCACGATTGCCGCGAAGCTCTTTCTCCGTCCTGGTTCGCGCGGCACCATGCATCACTCGACAACTAGCGTCGCTGTCCGCTTCAGAGTCTGTCCGTCAGTCGTGGTTATCGTCTGCGAAATCGTGTACGTCCCGGCGTCGGCCGCCGTACAGTCTACGGGGACGTCGATCGCAAGTTTGTCGGGCGTCACCAGCGGGGTTCCCAGCACAGGCTCGTCGTCAACAGTCGGCGCGATTGTAACGGGACCAGCGGCGGCGATCGACACCTCGTCCGCAATCGGCGGCCGAAACTTGATCCGCACCAACCCGTCAAATGCAGTCGTCTCTGTGATCGTATTATTCGCCGTCAGGCGGGTGTTCGAGTCAAAACGAAACGTGTGTCCAGGGCCGACATAGCTCGGACTGATCGTGCCTCCTGCCTCCACCCCTGCCGCCACAGCGGCCAAGTCAGCCTCAAGCTGGCTCGAAGCATAGGCGTCGTCAAACGTCGCCGGGTCGCCGAGGAGCGAATAGCTGTCGCCGGTCTGCGGCACGTTACCGGTGAGCGCGTCGCTGACGATCTTGCCCGCGGTGCCCGCCCCGTAGGCACCCGGCAACGCGGTGGACCACGGATCGCCAGCAATACCCGCGTCGGTGAGCGCCTCGCCCGCGGTGCCTGCGGTCGCGTGGCCGGAGAGTGCCTCGTCCCACACGTCGTTGACCAATGACGCACTTGACGCACTGTCGATCGTGACGACGTCGGTGGCGCTTTCAAAATTCGAGATGGGTCCGGTCGACGGCAGATAGCCGGTGATTGTCGTCGCCAGTTCGACCATCTCATTCGACCGATCCCAGCGAATATCAACGATGTCGCCAACCACCATCGTAAACGCCGGCGCGGCATCTAACTCCAGTCGCACGGCCACGCCACTCTGGGCGAAGCTGTCGACGATGCGTCGTTTGCAGGGGCGGGAGGAGGCACTCACGTCGTAGATGACGATGTCGCAGCCGTTGTAGGTGTCATCTTGAATGTTGGACGCCTCGATGGTGATGTCTGTCTGGGAGGTGACGGTCGCAATCACGCCATGTTGCGCCGACGCCGATAATGGCAGCTCCGCGTTGCCGCTCCAGATTATGCTGCCGCTGCCGACAATCGGATCGTTCACCGTGTCGCTCGCCGTCCCCGTACGAATTGTGTAGGGAAAGTTTCCCGACTTCAATTGCAGCCCGCCCGACACCAGCGCCCCGTCAGTCACGGTGTACACGCCGAGCCCGCCGCTCGATCCCTCCGTGAGCGCCACGCCCTCGAATGTCGTCGCGCCTGTTTGGACGCGGACGTAGAGCGTCTGCCCCGTTGCGCCGTGGAATGTAATATCCGCGCCGCAGGGAGTGACGAGCAGCGACCAAATTAGCAAGAGCGCGAGTATGCGTTTCATTCTTAGAGCACCGTATACGAGAATTCGTAAGTCCACACGTTCGAGGCCGTGCTAATGACGACGGCGTGGAAGAGCGCCGCGTCGTTGGTCACGTCGCCGTGAATTTCTCCAGCACGTTCGCCCGTTACAATCTGCGACACCCAGGTCCCGCTAAGCTCGTGGCTATTGGCGAGGTTCGACGCGATCGGCAGTGACACCCGAAATGTCGTGTCCGTTGTCGTGACGGCGTCGAGTGTCACCTCTCCCCAACAATGCACCGCATTACCGACGCGCACGTAATGGAGCGTACTCGCCGAGACGGTGCCGACATTCGTCACGCCTGTTGCTGTTGGCGACGACGTGCCCTCCGCGAAGGCAATCGTGTCCGCCGTGCCGCTCCCGGTGTAACGCGGCAACGTGTTCGCGGCGCTTGTCGTGCCGGCGAGGGCCGTCAACTCCACGTCCGGTGCCACGTAGTCCGTCCCCGCCGCCGCCGCACTGAATGCGCTGGTGCCATTACCCTTGACGAGCCCCGTGAGCGTCGACGCGCCCGTGCCGCCATCCGCCACAGCGAGGTCGGTTATCCCCGTGATCGATCCGCCCGTGATTGTCACGCTGGCCCAGTTGACCACGGGCGTCGCCACCGCGCCGAGCGCCGTGCAGAGCAGCACGGCGCACGTGCCGCGGACTAACCAGCGCGTGAGATGTGGGCGTGTTTTCATGGTTGTTCACGAATTCCTTGCCGCGGCGGCTGATGGGTGGTATGATGCGGGCTGCTGGGGAGCGATCGGACGGACACCACACGCGCGGCCACGCGCCGCATCTGGGCT